AAGTTAGAGAACAAACCAGGATTTAAGAAATTGTCTGATAATATGGAGAAGTCCTTAAAGTCAGAGAATATTGCAGAACAGAATAAGAAGTATTATGTCCTACATGCGATTGTTAAGCGTGACTTCATTGATCCGGGCAAGAATACTGCTGATGAAATGCCTTATGCCTCACAGTATATAGCCTATGATGAAAAGGTTTTAATGGCTGATGGTGGGTATAGAGAGTTTCCTTTATCAGTAGCACGATGGGAAAAGCAATCAGATGATAATGGATGGGGTAGAAGCCCTGCATGGGTAGCATTGCCCGAGATCCTGACGCTCAATAATGTAAGACAGCAGAGCCTTAAAGGACTAGCCAAAGATATCAGCCCTCCTATTCTAGTCCCTCATAAGGGTCTTGTAGGCGGTCTTAAAGTCACGCCTAATGCATTAAACTTCTATGATGACCGCAAGAGCGCGCCACAGTATATGACTAGCGGTACTCGATGGGATATTACTCAGTTCAAAGAGGCTGACTTAAAAGCACAAATTAATAAGACATTCTTTGTTGATCAGCTCCAATTGCCCGAAAATGCGCAGATGACAGCAACAGAGGCAAGTATCCGTGTTCAGCTTATCCAGAGACTTATCGGACCTACATTCCATAGACTAACTGATGAAATGTATAACCCATTAGTAACACGCACATTCAATATTATGTTAAGAGCAGGAGCATTTCTTCCTGTACCTGATGCAATTAAAAACAGAGCAGATCCTAATGGTGATAAGACCTTCGATATTGAATACACAGGACCACTTGCTAGATCACAAAGGATGGAAGAAATCACATCGATACAGTCCACTTATCAGATGGGCGCATTGATTGCACAAGCAAGGGGTGGTGATCCATCAGCACTCGATAACCTTGACGATGATGAAGCTATTCGATTAGCTGCTGAACAATCTGGGATGCCCGCTAAAGTCCTGAAGTCTAAAGAGGACGTACAGGCTATGAGAGAACAGCGCGCTCAGGCCATGCAACAACAGGCAGATATGGAACAAGCACAGCAACAAGCGGAGTTAGAGAATGCACAGCAAGCTCAGAGCCCTATACAGTGAGTTCTATAGTTTTGTTAATGACTACCCGAATAACCTTGTATTTAAGGAATTAAAAGAGCGTTTCCATGATCGAATATTAGACGCTGACGAAGCACTAGAAGACATTCCTCACCCTTATCGGCAATATGTCGTATTAGGGCAGAGGATGGTACTTGAAACAATAATTGAGGCCGCGAAGGTGGCTCCAGAAATAAAGGAAGAAGACAATGAGTGAATCAGAAACAACTAGTGAATCTACTAATGAAGCCACTACAGAGACTACTAGTGAATGGAACAGCGGTATATCTGAAGACTTCCGCAATGATCCTGGTCTTGATGGTGTAAGTAACATAAACGATTTAGCCAAAGGCTATCTATCTAGTCAGCGTATGCTTGGCGGTCGAATCAAGATACCCACTGAAGAATCAACCCCTGAAGCACGAACAGAGTTTAATAATAAGCTTTTAGAGATACCTGGAGTGGTCAGGATACCTGAAGAAGGTGACGAAGCAGGAAGGAGTGAATTCTTTGCTAAACTTGGCAGACCTGAGACACATGAACAATATACCTATAAGACAGGTGAATTGCCTGAAGGTCTTGAGGGTAATAAAGAAATGACTGAATGGTTTCTAAAGTCAGCACATCAAGAAGGATTACCTGATACCGCGGTTAAGAACATTCTAGGCCAATGGGATCAGATGTTATCTGACCAACATACTCAGAAAATGGCAGCAATGGGCGAAGCTGAAGCCTCAATGAAAAAGGAATGGGGAAATGACTATGGTCGCAGAATGGGCGCAGCACGTGCATTACTTGGTGAGCATGGATCAGATGAACTTGTAGAATTAATTGAATCAAGTGGACTAGGCAATAATCCTTATATGACTAAGTTCTTATCTAATGTCGCACTATTGACTTTAGAGGATTCAGCGATTGATACAGGCATGGCAACAGCTAGTGAAACACCTGCTGAAGTCAATGAACAGCTTGCGATGGCTATGAGTAATCCAGCTTATTCCAATAGCAAAGACCCTATGCATAAGATTCAGGTTGATAAGGTCTTGAAACTACAACAGAAGATAGTTGCATTTGCGTAGTAAGTAGACTATATTTACGGTATCAGGTAGCCGATCAGGTCTGATTGACCATCAAGAAAGTTTGATTGTTGCACACATAGTGTATGTCAGAGTCCGGTAACGGGTAGCTTTTTCGAAAAGGTAGGGATAAAACCCTTAATTTAAATGAAAAAGCGAGATATATATTATGAGCAATCAAATAGATACCGCAAGAGTCGAGATGTTCAAAAAGAACATTATGATTCTTTCGCAGCAAAAAGGGTCAAGATTAGCCCCTACTGTGCGTCAAGATGGCGATATTGTAGGTAAGCGAGTCCACTTTGACCTGATCGGGGCCACAGCTTCACAAAAGCGTGTAAGCCGACACTCAGACACTCCCCTTATTAATACACCTCATTCCAGACGATCTGCTGTTATGGCTGATTATGACTGGGCTGACCTTGTCGATAATGCCGATAAACTCAAAATAATCAACGATCCAACAAGCTCTTATGTGCAGAATGCTGTATTTGCCTTCGGTCGTGACAAAGACGATGTAATTATTACTGCTCTTGGTGGTTCAGCTGGTTCTGGTGAAGATGGAAGCACTCTTGTTGCTTTGCCTTCAGCACAGAAAGTAGCGGTTGGTACTACAGGATTGTCGGTTGCTAAGTTAAGAGCTGCAAAGCTTATTCTTGATAAGGCTGAAGTTGATCCAGATACTATGCGATTTATCGCGGTTACTGCTGAACAGATGGATGATTTGCTTGGTGACACTAATGTGACAAGCTCAGATTTTAATACTGTTAAAGCATTGGTTTCTGGAGAAGTTGATACCTATATGGGATTCAAGTTCGTTAAAACCCAGCGTCTTGTTAAGACAGGCAATAATCGTGCAGTATATGCGTATCTTGAAACCGCTATCGGTCTTGGTGTTCCACAAGATATCAATGCGCGGGTTACAGAGCGTGATGATAAGAACTATTCAACCCAGGTTTATGCAAATATGAGCATCGGCGCAGTTCGCGTTGAGGATGTTCAAGTTGTAGAAATCACTTGTAAGGAGGCATAAAATGGCTACTGTATACGGCGTGAATGCCACAAAACTGAATAACTTGCCTATTGACCTTGTGGATGTTGCAGAGGGTCACGGTCGAGTCAGACGAATGTATGATACTTATGAGGCTTTAATTTTAGCTGTTGGTGATATCGTAGAGCTTGGCGCAACCATTCCAAAGGGTGCGCGCATCATTGATTGGACGTTAACAACTGATGATCTTGGTGGTACAGCTACAGCTGGAATCATTCAGGTTAAGCCGATTGATACTGCTGTAGGATCTGCTGTTTCGATCCAGGCTGCTGCTGTAGTCATTGGTGATGGTGCTGTTCGACTTATACCTGTAGCTGGTGATATTAACTTATTGCCATATGAAACATTAGGTGAAAGTCAGATGCAGATACTTATATCAGTAGATGCAACTGTAGCAGGGACAATTAAGCTTGAAGTCCTTTACACAATTGACTAACCCAATTGAGGCGGGTTTCCTTTCCCGTCTCCTTTTTGAGGTAGAACTATGTCTGATAGCGAGGTCGGAATATGTAATTCAGCATTAAGCCGAATAGGTCAGGACGTTATATTATCGTTTGATGATGATACGTTTCGAGCTGCTCAGTGTGCTTTATTCTATCCATTAGAGCGAGACTTCATGTTTCGTACATATCCGTGGAATTTCACGACTAAACGAGCTATTTTAGCTCGATCTGTTACAAATCCAGTATGGGGATATGCTTACAAATACCCTTTACCTGTTGATTTCCAAAGAATGATTTCCGTATTAGATGAAGAATATAATCCGTTTGCAATTGAAGAACGGTGTGTTGTTACTGATGCTGAAACAGTCAAGATTAAATATTCAGGAACAATAACAAGTCCTGCTGAATTCGACAAAGCATTCAGTGAAATGCTATCTGTAAGACTTTCCGCTGTACTTTCATATCCATTAACTGAGAGCAATACATTGGCCGCTTCAATGTGGCAACTGTACCAAGAATATGAAATGGATGCTTTTTCAGCTGATAGTCAGGAAGGAACAGGGATTGCTCTTGAAGATACAACCTTAATCGACATTAGAGTATAAAATGCCAAAGTCTAGCTTTATTCAAACAAACTTCACTGCTGGAGAACAGAGTCCTAGACTACGTGCGAGAGTCGATATCGCAAAGTATGCCAATGGTGTTGATACATTAGAGAACTTCATTGTCATGGCGCATGGTGGCGTTATGAAGCGTCCGGGAACAGTGTTTTCTGCTGAGACCCGCGACAGTACGCAAGTATCAAGACTAATCCCCTTTGAATTCAATACAACACAGGCTTATGTGCTTGAGCTCGGATTAAACTATATCCGGTTCTATCGTGATAATGGTCAGATAATTGTCACAAAAACAATATCAGGAGCAACACAAGCCAACCCTTGTGTGATTACAGCTACCGCTCACGGACATTTGAACCAGGATGTTGTGGCAATATCCGGCATTGTCGGAATGACTGAGCTAAACGGTAATGAGTACACGATAACTAATGTCACAGCAAACACTTATGAGCTAACCGGAATTGATTCGAGTGCTTATGGTGCTTATACTAGTGGTGGTCAGGGTGTTGCGCCTTATGGGATAGCTAATCCTTTTGCTGTTGCTGAACTATTCGACCTTCATTATGCTCAGTCAGCGGATACTATGTGGATAACGCATGAAGTTCATAAGCCTCAAAAGCTGACTAGAACGGGTCATACATCATGGACAATAGCAGATTATACCCCTACTGCTGACCCATTCACTAGTACGAATAACTACCCTTTTGTTGTAGGATTTTACGAACAAAGATTGTGGTTCGGTAATACCAATAATGCACCCCATAAGATATTTACTACAAAATCAGGTGATTATGAGGATATGACCGTTGGCACTCTTGCAGATGATGCCCTAACATATACTATCGCTTCAGGGAAAGTTAATGCTATTCGTTGGATAACAGGGGTTGACGATCTCTTGATAGGTACTTCAGGTTCAGAATTCAAGGCCACAGGTGATGGGAGTGCAATAACGCCTACAAATATATCGATTAAACGTCAATCATCATATAAAAGTGCTGCTGTTCAGCCTATTGAAATAGATAACAACGTTATTTTCTTACAGGCTTCAGCCAAAAAGCTACGAGAAATGACATTAAGTGCTGTAAATGTAGGAATAACTTATACTGCTACTGATCTTACTATTTTGTCTGAACACATTACTTCGCCAGGATTAATTGAGCTTGATTATAAGCGCGAGCCTGACCCTATAATTTATGGGGTACGTTCAGATGGTCAGCTTATTGGAATGACCTATGAAAAGGCACAGCAGGTTCTAGGATGGCACAGACACATAACTAATGGCGAGTTTGAAAGTATTGCAGTAATTCCAACTGCTACCGAAGATCAATTATGGGTAATCGTTAAGCGCACAATAAATGGGGTTACTAAGAGATTTGTAGAATACTTCCATGCAGGTGACTGGACAGAACAGGCTGATGTTTTCTATGTTGATTCAGGTCTGACGTATAGCGGTGCGGCTGCTACAGTGATTTCTGGACTAGATCATCTTGAGGGTGAGGTTGTTCAAGTCGTAGTTGATGGTGCTGAGCATCCGGATAGAACCGTAGCAAGCGGATCAATCACCTTAACAGCAAGCGCAACAACCGTTCATGTTGGCCTAAAATATACTGCTAAACTTGTGACATTACAGCCTGAAGGTGGCAACCCTTCTGGTACAGGTCAGGGCAAGCTTAAAGCATGGTCTAAGCTTAGGTTGCGTGTATATAATACACTTGGTGGCGCTGTAGAGGGTAAAGAAATAGCCTTTAGATCAACATCAATGAATATGGATGCACCACCCCCATTATTTACAGGTGATTTAAAAGTGACTCATTTAGGATCAAGCATACCAAATACGATAACAATCACACATGCAACGCCATTCCCTATGACATTATTAGGGATAATGGGAGATTTAACCGTAAATGGTTAAGTATAAACCGGAACACTTAAAGCAATTAAATCGAATAAGAGACTGTGTTCCTGACAATTTAGAAGAAAAGATAGCAGAATACGAGCTAAATGGTGTCGTTTTTACTATAATGTATGGAGAACAACCGATTGCATTGTGTGGAGCGATAAAATTATGGGATGGAGTGGCAGAAATATGGTTTTTAACCACTGATCACATTGAAGAACATAAGACATTTTTCTACCGTGAAGTCGTTAGATTAATGAATCAGGTACAGAAAGAGCAAAATATACACAGGATGCAATGTACAGTAGAGACTGACTTTACACAGTGTCAAAAATGGCTTGAAGGTTTAGGATTTGTTATAGAGGGGGTCATGCTTATGTATGGTCCAGATAGAAAAAATCATTATAGGTATGCGAAATTATGGCATTTTTAGCCGGTGCAGGTAATGCGCTAAATGTTGCTGGTACGTTGGCAAGTGGTTTTAGCCAATTCAAGACAGCTAATCAAAACGCTGAAGCTATCAGGCTTGCAACGAATGATAAGTTACGTGAGAAAAACAGGCGATTAGATCGTACTTTAGCGAATCAACGTGTTTTAGCGTTAACGAGCGGAGTTGACCTTGAAGGATCTCCCTTACTTGCGCTTGAAGAAACATTACGCATTGGAGAACAAGACCTTACAGCAATTGGCCGCACAGGTAAAAGTCGGGAAAAAGCACAGAT